TTACCTACACCCCCAACCATTTTAGCGGTTTCGGTATAGAACCCTTCGTCAGATTCAAAAATAAATTCAGATGCTTTCATTACCCAATAATCCAAGCATAACCTTGACCGCCTGATACTAACGTAGTTAACTCTGTGGTCAATCGGTCTAGATCGGCCTGCCCTTCGGATTTCATTGCAGCACCGTTAAGAGCAGTTCCTCCTTGCGGACCTGCGATACTGGCAAACTTCTCACGCGCCTGTCCTAGCATGATCTTACAATTAGCTAGGCTGTAATCTTTGATCCATTGTCCTGCATAGACATCTTCGATGATATTGAAATCGGGGCGCACATTATATACCCATAGCAATACTTCTTCGTCGCCCCTAGGACGCTGTTGGATGATTAACTTACGACTCTGTGAGTTCCAGGTAAAGTTAATAAAGCTGCCGAACATCTTACCCACCAGCTCTTGATATTGGGCAAATAGTTCATAGGTGGCTAAACCTCCCATATTTGTTGAACTTAACAAATATGTATTTGTATAGGCCAAGTTAAACGGTTCAAAAACAGTTCCACCGCTTCCGCCACCGCTTCTGGATCCGATACTTCGTCGGAAAATTTGTCTGACTTGTTGTATTTCTTTTGGAAGAATATATTCGTTTTGATCCTCTTTAAGTGTCATAAACGTATACGATTCTTCTACAGCATTGTCACTGCGCTGCCGAAATACCGCTAACGCACGGTCTAATGCGGTTTCGTAGTGTTTCGGATCTAGTTCTACATCGATCATGCCGTCACCCAGCATGGTTTTGCAGTAGTCGTAGACTGATTGTCTTGCTTGGTCGTTTGAGCTCATATAACTATTTATCGTAGCGGTAAATATACTACTATGCCAAGACTTTCGCTTTATCGTCCCGAAAAGGGCAATGATTATAAATTTATCGACAAAACCGTTTGGGAGATGTTCCAAGTGGGCGGCACCGATGTACTGGTACACAAATACATAGGACCAGGTGCTCCGTCGGGCGCAGATAGATCGCCTAGCACGCCGGAATATCTAGAAGACAATCCGCTAAACATACAAGATCTATTATTTTTAGAAAACAGAGATCGCAAATACGATCCAGATGTGTATGTACTTCGCGGAGCATATAACGTACAAGACATCGATTTTAATCTTAGCCAGTTTGGATTATTTTTACAGAATGACACGATCTTTATCACGTTTCATATTAACGATACCGTAGAAAAACTTGGACGTAAAATTATTAGCGGAGATGTTATAGAGCTACCTCACTTAAAAGACGAATATGCTCTCAATGATCTTAATTTTGCTCTTAAAAGATTTTATGTAGTAGAAGATGTTAACCGTGCTGCGGAAGGTTTTTCTGTGACATGGTATCCGCATCTATATCGTGCTAAATGTAAACCTCTAGTAGACAGCCAAGAGTTTAAGCAGATCCTAGATCAGATCGCAAACACAGATGCTTACCTAGGAGGTTATGCTGCTTCTACCACTTACTATCCCGGGGATATTATCGAGTTTGCGGGAGTCAAGTACGAAGTCATCGCAGAAGTCACGGGAGTCGAACCTCCAAACAGTACCTATTACAAAGTTGCAGATACACTTCGAGATATTGTCAGTACCTATGAACGTGAGATGCAGATCACAGAAGCTATTCTCGATCAAGCAGATGCTGATAGTCCTAAGAGCGGATACGATATTACAAATCTTTACAGTATAAGAGTCGATCCGGAAGCTGCGCCCGAACAAAACGGCTTAGAAGGGTACCTGCTAGAAGACGGTCTACCAAATAACGGAGAGGCCTTTACTGCTGGTATCGCTTTTCCAATGAGTCCGGTAGAAGGACAGTTCCATTTAAGAACTGATTATCTACCTAAGAGATTATTTAGATATAACGGTACTAGATGGGTCAAGGTAGAGGACGAAAGACGAATGACAATGAATAACCTAGGCGAAACTGACGTCGGTGTTGGCGATCGTTTCGAAGGCAAAGATGTAAGACAAACACAAAAAACTACATTTATCAATAATTCAAATTCGAGCACGATCAACGATAAAGTAGTAGAAGAGCGTCAGGCTATCAGCAAGGCGCTAAAACCTAAGGCAGATTGATAGATGGACTTTTTCTACGACGGACAGATTAGACGATATGTAACGCAGTTTATGCGGATATTCATCGGTTTCAAATACAAAGCTGGTGACGGTACGCTGACACATATTCCTGTAGCATACGGAGACCTCAGCCGACAGGTAGCATCGATAATCAAAGAAAATTCCGAAAACAAAATGCCATCGGTTCCCCGTGTCGCTTGTTATATCACCGGTTTGGAAATGGATACGTCAAGGCTAGCTGATCCTACATTTATCAGTAAGATCAGTCTTAGAGAAAGAAGATACGAAGCCCCGTCCGACGGAGACGGTACCGGATATCAAAACGATCAGGGTGCTGGTTATACTGTAGAAAGATTGATGCCTACACCGTTCAAGCTAACCATGAAAGCTGATATATGGTCTAGTAACACTGATCAAAAATTGCAGATCTTAGAACAGATATTAGTATTATTCAATCCTAGTCTTGATATCCAAACCACAGACAACTTTGTAGACTGGACTAGTTTAACACAGGTCTATTTAGATTCTACTAACTTTAGTTCTAGAAGTATTCCTGTAGGGACAGAATCCGATGTAGATATTTGTAGTTTAGAATTTTCTATGCCTATTTATATTACTCCTCCTGCTAAGGTTAAGAAGTTAGGAGTGGTTAAAAATATTATTGCAAACATATTTGCCGAAGACGGCAGTGTGCAAGATATCGCTACATTAGTTTATAATCAAAACGAAGCTAACGCACAAGTTCGAATTACAGTCGATAACCACGATGTGGTATTATTAAAAGGACCTGCTGGTACTGGTAATTATGACTATTATCTAACATTCAATACTTGGAATCAAGATGATTGGCGTAGAGTATTAGATTTACACGGAGGTTATACTCCAACTAGTTTGATTCATTTCATGCAGCCAACTGGTTTTGAAATCACAGGAACCTTTGAAATCAACGAAGTTGATCCTAGCATACTAGTAATAACCTTAGATCCAGATACTATTCCGAGCAATAATCTAACACCAATTAATAGAATAGTAGATCCATATAATTTTAATCCAATAACATTCTATAGCGGTAATATTCCTGTAGGTACACGACTATTAACACTAGAAAACATTAATGATTCGGATGTTGCTCGTGTGGGTGCAGACGATGCATGGATTAACCTAGATTCAGCTTATGCAGTAATCAAAGCCAATTCTATCATAGAATGGGATGGATCATCTTGGCAGGTAGATTTCGATCCAGACGTCAACGACAGTTCAATATTGTATGTACAACATTTAGAAACCAAAGTGCAGTATCGATGGGACGGTGAACAGTGGCTACGCAGCTTTGAGGGCGAGTACAAAGCCGGTTATTGGCGCTTTCAGCTAGATTAAAGATAAGTATCTGCATGCAAAAACGTGCAGGATTATTATTTCTTTCCAAAACAACTAAAAGAATTTTACTAATATTAGAAAATTCTAAATGGACCGTTCCTACATTTGCAAGGAATAACGGTCTATTAGAAGATGCCGCTGGGTTGTTTTCTGATTATTCTAAAGGTAAAGTAGTTCCTATTGAATTATATCTCAGCGAAGATAGAGGATTCGAATACGGAACATATATCTGTTTAGTAGATCAAGAATTTATTCCTATGATAGATGGCACTATAGCATGGGCGGAACTTTCTATGTTGCCCGGGCATCTGCATATTGGTCTCAAAAATACATTAAATAATAATCTTATTAAAACTAAAATAGAAACTATATTGGAGTTAGAAAATGCTACTGGCTAATAATCCTAGATTTTTAAATGAATATAAAGTCTGGTCTTCTAAGATCGATAAAATCAAAGACGAGAGAATTAAAAAAGAATTAGAAGATCTACTTAGAAAATTAGTGGAAGCTGTAAGAGCTATCGATCTCCAACATCAGGAAATCTTAGTTCTACATCGAATGCCAGACGGCCTAGGCGAGAGCAAAGGCGATCTGGTTAGTATCCGTAAAAAGATCCAATTAAAATTAGACAGTTGCGAAAAAGCAGGCCTGCTTTAATTAGGCCTGCGCTTCTCCCCATCTTAGAACGATATTAGCTTCCACATCCAAACCGTTGGTTCTATAGACATTTATCGCCAGTACGTCAGGACCATTTGGGAACGCACCTCTACCACCGATAGTGGTATTAGTTAATTCTTTTAGATCTGAAAGATTCAAGGATGCTGTTTGTCCTGGCTGTGCGATGAACGAAAATACAGTTTCTCCAGGCTGTGCATATGCAGGCTGTTCAAACAATAATGTAACCGTTGATGATCCAGCTGTTAGTGTACCTGTAAATGTTTTGTTAAATACAACTTCGTAATACTCTGTAGTACCAAACAATTTCAAGGTCAAATCGCTAATGCTTGAGCCTGCAGGAAATGTCGGACTTGTGGTTGCAGGATCGACAGCAGTATTTAATGCTGCACTAGCAGCTTCTACAGAAGCTTTGGTAAAGTAACCGAAGTTTCTGTTAACTAAATTACCACCACGACGGAACGTAACGGTAACTCCCGAATTAACATCCGATGTTAATGAATTAGACAAATTAACTCGAACTTCTTGATTTCCTCCAAAATCGTAAGGAGCCGAAATACTGGTTATTGTTGTACCTGTAGGTATTCCTGACGCTACGACAGTATCGCCGGCTGCGATACCTTTTCCATCCATTCCGGTTCCGCCGTCCCATCTCATATAGAGATAATTTCTTCCAGATCTTACTCTATCATTTGTCACGGCTGTAGTCGACATTAGTGCTTGTGCAGTAATATCGGCAGTAGTAGAACTTGCACCAGTACTCCAAGTCACAGAGCCTCCAGCAGCAATTTGAGCAAAGCTAGGCTGACCACCTTGCGCTAGGCCAGTCAGCCCTGTCCAACCTACTAGTTCTGGTGCTATAGGATAGTTTACTGGATTGATAATTCCCTGAACAACGATAGCACCTGTACCAGTGTCTGATGTTATTTCAATTCCATTAAGCAATAATTGAGCTCGATTTAACAGCTCTCTTTCTCCAAGGTCGCCAGTAATAGCATTAGATACGCTGGGTGCTAACCTTAATAAGAATGCTGTTTGTTTCGTAGTACTGACTGTAATGCCAGTTTCTGCATATGAGAAAATATATCCACGATCTTCGTCGAACTGCCCGTCAATCAAATACGCACTACCCCAGTGGCTAATGATTGGGCTGGTTGTGCTAGAAATTAAAACAACACCTTGATTTTCGCTGTGGCTTGCTGCAGATCCTGCTGTATAGGTTCTTGTAGCTCCTGCTGCAAAATTTGATAAGCTGGCAGCTCTTGTACAACCAGTTAATGTATTTGTTGTGTCGTTTTTACCTGTATAGGTTATAATTTCATTATCGATATATATCGTTCCAGTTACTGGAAATAATGAGGTATCCTCTAATGTGATAGTAGTTTGACTGCTGTTGATGTTTGCTACTAGTCTATCAGACGCACCTTCGTTAGTAACTTCGTAACGCACAGGTAGGTTACCAGTACGCATATAAGCTTCGGTATTTAGGTTATTACCTTTTAGTCTATGACAGAAAACATAATTACCGTCTGGGCCACGGAACATCCAGTCGATAAAACCAGCACCGTACCAGCTGAATTGAATACCGATCATCTGCATCTTAGTGATATCAATGTTATATCCGCTAGGCCCGGTTCCGTCGCATTTATCTAAGTTCCACTCGTGTTGTGGAATAATTAGATCTTCAACTTTGGAACATTTTACACCCGATATATCACCAACTCCCCTGTAATCCGGAGTAATAGTCATCGACGTATTAGATGCTATATTTGCGACAACATGTGTCATACCTCTGATAACAATTCTGTCTCCTTCTTTAAGTTGATCAAGAAATCGTGTGTTTGTTCCTGTAACTGTATTTTTTTCTGTTTGGATAGCAATTGTTCCTGCTACTTGGAATGTGGCAGTTCTCCTAACAACAGATAATTCCTGTCCGTCGTATTGGAAGAAAATCCCGTTCTGGTCATCGAATGGTCCAGAACGAACTACAGCTCCGTGCCAATTTAAAGTAGACATCTGGCATTGCGGACCAATTACAGCAGTAGTGGATCCCAATGCTGTCTGAGCAGTGACTTTGAATGTTCTTTCATCGATGATCTCATTAACAGTATAGTCACCATTATATCCTACAGTTTTAATT